CGTTCAGGTGTTGGTAAATCGACTTTTTTAAAATATATTGGATGGTACAACACTTCTATTGCTCACATGCATGTTTTGCACATTCAGCTAGAAGGTGGGGCCGATGAAGCTATGGTGAAATTTGGGCAAATGCTGGCTAATACCACTTATTCTAAAATTATGCGGGGTGATATTTCGGAAGAAACCCGAAAGCGTTTAAAAACCATCATTAACCGGGCAATTACTGTAAAAAGTGACATAGATGTGTATGCTTCAGAAGAAATGATGGATATGACCGTAGCGGATTTAATTCAGGTAATCGAAGATTATAAAAAAGAATATGGGTATTACCCGGATTTGATTGGCATCGATTCTATTGATTTGATGCTGACAGGTGAAAATAAAAAGATAGATTTTGATCCGAATTTTATAAAATATCGTTTGCAAAAAGTCGCACAACGGTTGAAAGATATTGCAAAAACTTATGATTGTGCAGTGGTGACAGTAACTCAAACCGGAGATGTACCATTTGAATTGTGGAATGATCCAAGCCGGGTTTTAACCCGGCAAAATACCGAAGGGGATAGAACATTGGTGAAGCCTTTTTCTTTTGTGCTGACAGGTAATATGACTTTAGAGGAAACTAACGCTAAAATTGCCCGCATTTATTGTGATAAGCTTAGAAATTATAAGAATAACGGTATCATAATTCGTATTCCTACAAATTATGAAAATGGATACTTTTACGATATGGGTAGGTCTACTACAGTTGAGGAAGTTTTGGAAATGTCAGCTATGGAAAGACTGGATACTAAACGAACCAGAAAATCTGACGGTACTCCTAAAAAATTTCGTAAAGAAAGGGTAGAAGTAGAACCGGGTGTATATGCTACTAGAATGGTTGCTTGTGATGATGATCAAGAAGAACCTGATTCATTTAAGAAAATTCCACCTAAGAAAAAGAAAGTGTAATGAAGTACGATAAAGATAGAATTATTTCGGATTTCAACTTGACCCCTTTTGGAACTCAGGGGTGGATGACGAATAAAAGTATGGAATGTCCATTTTGTGGCAAATCGGGTAAATGGGGGATTATTTTTAATGACACTGGAATAGCGACTTACCATTGCTGGAAATGTCCACGTAAGGTTAGTCTATATGAGTTTTTAAAAAAGCTCAATCGGACAGACCTTGCCAAAAAGATTTACACACCACGTGTTGAAGAGTTGGCCGGATGTCCTAAAATAGGGGGAATTCAGGAGAATAAACCTGAATGGTTTGATGAATTAAATGATGAGCAGGAAGAAGGTGAAAAATTGAAGCCTGTAAAATTACCATTCCGGTTGAAACCATTGGTTAGTGATGATTATTTGAATGGTAGGGGTTTTCGTTCTGAACACTATGCAGAATTTGAACCTTCTTATACGGAATCTCCGTTAGAGCCGAAACTTAAAAACTTTATTGTTTTTAAAATGAAAGTGGATGGGGTTTGTGTAGCATGGTGGGCACGTAGCAGGTATACTAAAGAATGGCATAAAAATAATCTTGAAGATTATAAACAGCACAAAGCTGAGTTAATATTACGTTATAGAAACTCAGAAAATAATTTTCAGGATTTATTGGGTGGCTGTGATGAAATTATTAGAGGTAAAACCCATACAGTTATTATTGTTGAAGGCATTTTTGATAAAGTAAATATTGATAATTTATTAGGTTTACAGCAAATGGATGATATTAAATGCTGTTTTACCTTTGGCAATAATATTGGAAGAGGGCAGATTGAAGCTTTAAAGAAGAAAAACGTTAGTAACGTTATTTTGTTATATGATTACGGAACTATTAACGAAAGTAAAGAAACTGCACTTCGTATGCGTGAAATATTTCCAGCTGTATGGGTGACTGCTATACGTAAAGAGGGGATTGACCCCGGTAATATTGATATAGATTATTTGGATGAGGTTTTGCGTGGTGCAGTAGACCCTATCACATTTTTCTATAATAAAGTTGAAGTTAAAATTTAAGAAAATTATAACATTTTTCTTTTAAACTAAGTT